GCTCTTGGACTCACTAAGGGTCGCAACCCCGGATCGATGTGAAATCGACCCGAGGGGCGAGCGAAGTAAGCAATCGCGAGCCGTCTTCCGCAACCAGCGGGAGATCACCTCTGTGGGGAGGATAACCTATCCTTCTCACTCAACGCTAGGAGCATTGCCTTGTTCACAGACCCACAGTCGGTCACCATCAACGCCATTGCCAATTCGCTTCCGCGAACTGACAACGACGGACAGTCCGCCACCTATACCAAGGATGACGGCACTGTTACACTGAAGGTGTCACACCAGGAGACGAAGAACGGTCGACTGCGTCACGCAGTCAAGCTCGATCAGAACAAGATCGCTGCTGATCCGTTCGTCGCCGGCAACTCCCGTCTTTCGGGGGCTAGCATCACGCTCGTCATCGACGAGCCCAACGCTGGTCAGTTCACCAACGCTGAGCTTCTCCTTCTTTCGAAGGCGCTCATCGCGTGGGGTTCTGATGCCAACCTGACGAAGGTCATTGCGGGTGAGAGCTGACAAGCTCTCTACCTGGCGTGGCCTGTTGTCCACATCATGCCAGATGATCGCGGTTTTCACCTCGACGGCCTTTATAGGGCTTCTCGTAGGTTATGAACTGCAATCCGTCTGGAGCAACATGGACGACCTGTGGAACGCCCAAGTCGTGAGACTTAGGTGTCCAAGGTGGTCTGCCTTCCCTTTCGGAAGGTAGTCGAACGAGGCTATGGATCCCACGAACCTCTAGAAAGGAGGCCGTGAGTGAAAAGCCTGATGATGCTCTGGACAGAGCTTGCCAAAGAACTTGGCGAGCAGTGTGGTGTGAGCACCTCCGCTGACGTTAGTGCTGTCAGCGGGCGGATCAAGGATCAAGGTTGGTCTTATATGACCATCAGTCTGCCACAATTCTGTAAGGACTTCGAACGAAGCCTCGCAGATAAGCAGATTTCCACTACCTCTTTCGCTGGTTTCCGGCGAAAGGGCCGATCCCCCGTTTTTCTGGGTGGATTCCTGGACCTGATCTTTGATCGCGGCACGGGTTTTCTTCTTCCCGAGCCAAGCATCGATTCCATCCATGCTGTGCGGCAGCTTACGCTGCTGTACAGCAAAATGGAGTTGCCTACTTCTGAAAAGAGGGAGGCAGCCGCGATGCGCGGCTTTGTGGAGGTTGAGAATGACGTCCAGGAGACTGCAGTCCGCCTTGCGGCGGACTTCCAGGAGTTCGGATCGAACTCGTTGCTCGGCGCTTTCAGGCGCATGAGCAATCTCCTCTGGAATGAAGTATTCAGCGAGATGGGGGCAACCCTGTGGCGCGAACAACACGGTGTTAAGGCTTCTGCCTACAACCGTGGAATGCTTCGACCCAGGCACGGACCTGGTGCTACTGCCGACAGACTTTTCGGAAACGAGAAGTTTGATCTATCGGAGTGGCCCAAGCGCTTGGAATCAGTGTTCCCTTACGGGGAGTACTGTGTTCCGAACGAGCGGTATATTGAAGACCGCTACCGTGACGTGACGTTGTTGGACCCCGAGGACGAGCGACCCGTTCGGGTCGTTGCAGTTCCCAAGACGATGAAGACACCGAGAATCATTGCCATTGAGCCTACTGCTATGCAATACATGCAGCAGGCCTTGGCACAGACTCTCGTACTATACATCGAGCGCGACAGTTCAGTCGTTGCTGGAAGTATGGTAGGCTTCGCTGACCAGAATCCTAACAGGAAACTGGCTTGCGAGGGCTCCTTGACCGGAGCGTTTGCGACACTCGATTTGAGTGAAGCTTCCGATCGTGTCTCTCATCTGCTCGTCCAGAACCTGGTACACAGGTGGCCTCTTGTAAAGGAGGCCATTGAAGTGACTAGGTCACAGCGGGCAGACGTACAAGGCGAGGGAATCATCCCTCTTGCCAAGTTCGCGTCGATGGGGTCCGCTCTCACTTTTCCTGTCGAGGCCATGTGTTTTTTGACACTGGTATTCCTCGGCATCGAGTGGGAGCAAGGCTACCCGTTAACAAGGGAGCAGATTAAAACTGACTTCCTTGGCCGGGTGTTGGTCTATGGGGATGACATCATTGTCCCCACTGACTACGCATCCTCAGTGATCTATTCACTCGAAGCCTTTGGGCTGAAAGTGAACAAGAACAAGTCTTTCTGGAGTGGTAATTTCAGAGAGTCTTGTGGTCGGGAGTACTATGACGGACACGACGTTTCTGTCGTGAAAGTCAGGAAGGTCGTCCGTTCTCAGAACGGGAGACTATCCTTTCCCACCTCACTGAAGCACGTCCCTGAGGTCGAGTCGTACGTTTCTCTCCGCAACCGCTTTTACGCGGCCGGATTGTGGCGTACGGCGTCGTACCTCGACGACAAGTTGCGGTCCCTGTTGAAGGGCCACTTCCCAAACGTCGAGGTGCAAGAGGGCACTCCTGAGGAGGAGATGCTCTCTAGATCTCGCTTGCTCGGTAGATGGAGTTTTCTCGGATACCAATCCGAATGGACCCATCCAACGCTGCACAACCCTCTAGTCAAGGGTTGGGTAGTCAGCAACCGTATCCCGAAGAGTGAACTCTCTGGGGTCGGTGCCTTGCAAAAGGTGTTGTCAAAAGTTAGCGACGAACCTTTCGCTGACCGGCAGCATCTTGAGCGTGCTGGACGTCCCGAAGCCGTCTACATGAAGCTTCGGAGAGTACGCCCCTTTTTAGGGGGGCGCACGTGGCTTCTATGCCACAGTGGAGGAGCTTAAGTGCTACCTCTTACCGCAAGCAGG